GTACTACGACCCCTGTGCTGATACTCAAATTGAAGCACTCAAACAATGGAATGCACTGAACGGGGAAATCAATGAAACTGACACGCTGTGAGAAGTCAATGCTTGCAAGGTTGCAAGAAGAAGAAATAATGTTCTGGCATGATACCATAGGGTGTGAAGTGCAAACACTTAACCGTTTAGCAAAGAAAGGTGCGGTCATTCAGATGTTTCAGGGTGATCCTAATAATAAAAAGAATCAGTACTGGGTGATGAAATGAAAATTAAAGATACAGCAATATTTATTAACTCCAGCAACCGTGCTGATAAAATAAAAACCCATCTTTTGTTCCCAGAGAACATAGTTGACTGGTACTACATCATACCACAAGATCAGCTTGCTGCATACGAACAGGTTGAGGGTCTTGAAGATCATATCCTCACAATACCTGAGCATGTCCCTCAATACTTATCGTCACAACGTCAGCATGTTATGGAAACTTATGGCGATCAGTATAAATACATCTGCCTAATGGATGATGACCTTACATTTCTAAGGCGTGTTGTCAAAGAAAGTAAAGAGACCACTATTGAGTACGGCAAAGAGGTCGTGAAAACAAAAAAGAAGTACGGTCTGAAGAAATGTAAAACAAAGCACATTAAAACAATGTTCCTTGCCTTACGTGAACACCTTAATGCTATGCCGATGGTTGCTATTTCAACCCGTTTAGGTAATAATAGGGTAACTGCTGATTACGAAGAAACAGACAGAGTTACACGGTGTTATGCAATGAGTACAGAAGCATTCCGCAAAGTAGGTGCCACCTTTGCTCCATTTGAACCCTTCCTTGCTCAAGACTTTCACATGACCCTTTGCTGGTTAAACAAGGGATACAACAACCGCATCCTGTACACCTATGCACAAGAAGATGTTGGTAGTAATGCTGAAGGTGGCTGTAGTTCCTACCGTAATCAGGAAGTGCAGAAAAAAGTATCATTTTGGTTTGCGGAAAACCATCCTGAGGTCACTGTCAAAGCCAAGTCCAGTAAGAATTGGAAAGGGTATGATGGTGCCCGTGTTGATATGACAGTACAATGGAAAAAAGCGTATAAGCCAATAAAGCAACGAGCCGAGGGTGGTTTATCAGCCCTGTTTGCTAAAAAATCTAAGTAGGGGGGAGCGTATGTCAAATTTCTTTCAGAAAAACAGGGTGAACAAACCCAACTGCCCGAAGTGTGGGCTGGACAAACAGTGTAGGACACCACGTATGCAATATACGGGTGAGGGTGCCAAAGGTATCCTGATAATTGGTGAGGTGCCTTCCAATGAAGATGACAGAGCAGGTAAGCAGTTTACCGACAGTGGTGGTAAGATGCTTAGGCAAGAACTGCGTAAACTAGGGATTATGCTTGACCGTGATTGCTGGAAAGCAAACGCAATGTCCTGCCGTACCCCACTTGATGCCAAAGGTAAGACTACACAGCCCACCCCTAAGCAAGTCAGAAGTTGTGCCCCATACATTGAGGGCATTATTAAAACCCTAAAACCCCGTAAGATTATTCTACTTGGTGACGTTGCTCTACAGTCATTCTATGGTGACCGCAATACCCAATGTACCAGTACCTACAAAATGGCAGGGCTGAAGCTCTGGGACAGCACACATAATGCGTGGATACTTCCTTTATGGTCACCCCGTTTCATTAAAAGCAGGGAACATGATGTTTTACTTCTGTCTGAGTTCAAACGGTGTATAGCCAAAGCTGTTGAAGCTGACGACACCCCACTGAAAAAACGGTGGAACCCAATTCATAAACTCAGGGATTTCAAACAAGCAAAGGAAGCCCTCACCCTATGTCTGCAACATGATACACTCATTGCCATTGACTATGAAACCACTGGGCTTGATATGTATCGTAAAGGCCACAAGACGGCTTCGTTTGCATGGGCTAATGATAAAGGTGCATGGGCTGTGCCAGTACAGCATCCTTACTGGAAGAAAAAACAGCAAGATGTAATATTTGGGCTGGTACAAAAGATATTGAAAAAGCGTAAAATTAAAAAGATAGTGCAGGGTATCAACTTTGAGTACCCGTGGACAAAGCAGCAAATGAAGGTAGAGCCCCGCAATTTCTTTTGGGATACGCAACTGGCTACACATGTTCTGGACAGTCGCACTGGTATCACTGGGTTAAAATTTCAGTGTTTCTTGCGGTGGGGTATTGAAGAATACGATGCCCTCAGTAAAAAGTACATTAAGTCTGACAAAAACAATGATGGGTTCAACAACATGCTTAAGATGCCTGTTGATGCTCTGCTTGAATATAATGCACTTGATAGCCTGTATACCTATGAACTGTACAAAGAGCAGTTAGGTGAATTCGTTGGTGATGAGATAAAGGCGTACAGTTTCTTGCATTCTGGAGCCATAGTGATGTGTGAGATGAGTTTCAACGGTATCAGCATCAAGGAATCATTTTACTTGAAACAAAAGGTACTTCTTGAGCAAGAACGTGATGACCTAATTGACCTAATTGATAATTCCCGTGAAGCACGGATGTACATAAAAAAGTATGGCAAGAAGTTTGACTATAACAGTCCCAAAGATCTGCAAATCATGTTGTTCAAGGTGCTGATGCTTGACTCCATTAAGGAAACTAAAACGGGTCACAGTGTTGATGAGGAAGTGCTGACCAAAATGGACATGGATTTTACCGCCAACATTATTGCTGTCCGCAAGCTCAATAAAATGATTGGTACCTATGTTGATGGGTTCTTAAAGCACACCCATGACGGTATGATGCACCCATCATTCAGTTTAGCCCGTGCAAGATCATTCAGGAGCTCGTCACAGTCTCCAAACTTTCAAAACGTACCAAAGCGTGACCCCAAGGCAAAACGAATTACACGGTCAGGTATGGTGCCCCGTCCAGGGCGTGTACTTGGCGAGATGGATTTCTCTGGTGCTGAGATTTCAGTATCATGCTACATGCATAAAGACCCAACCTTCATTGCGTACCAAAAGGAAGGTGCTGGTGATATGCATAGGGATGCATCAGCTTACGTGTTGAAGATAGATGGTGAAGAAGTACCTAAACAAGTACGCCAATGCACAAAAGGTGTATGGACATTCTCACAGTTTTACGGCAGTTACTACGTGTCTTGTGCTAAACAAGGGTGGTCTGACTATCCCTTATGTGTTGATGATGATAACAAACCAGTGCAAATCCGAGGTATGGATGTCGGCAAATATATGAAAAAGACGTTCAAAAGTTACAAAGGATTTGAGAATCACCTGAAAAAGTTTCAAAGTGTCTTTTGGGATGAGTGGTTTCCAGTATACACCCAATGGAAAGAAGATATATGTAAGGAATATCAAACCCTCGGCTACATTGAAACACCATTAGGGTTCAGATTCAAAGGTTTGATGGACAATAAGCAAGCTACCAACTACATTGTTCAGGGAACCTCGTTTCATTTACTGGTGCACACGGCTGTTGCGTTTTGGAAAGAGTGCCGTAGGCGTGGTATGCTTACGCTTATAGTTGGACAGGTCCATGATTCACTGATCCTTGACATACCAGTAGATGAAATTGATGATGTGAAAGAAATCCTGAAAACTATTGTAGGTGACCTACATACTATCTACAAGTGGATGGACTTCCCCATGGGACTTGACCTTGAAATTAGTGACCCGTATGAGCAAGGCGGGAGCTTTGCCAGTATGGAAGCACTTGAATTATAATGCAGGCAAAAGTAAAAGCACTAAAATAAGTGCTTGACACATATACCATTCTATGCTATATATACCATTATGAGTGATTTCAATAAAAAGATTCAGTTCCGTGAATGGGACGAGTACAACCTTGCTGAAGATGCATACTTTGATAAGTACGCCCTTGACCTTGAGGCTGAAGATCAACCGCATCTGATGTGTAAATGGCTTGAACTGCTAACACAGGCACAAGCTGAACTTTCTAAAGCAAAGGAGGTTATGGCTAACACTGAAGCCAAATTGTTTCTCAAGGTTAAAACTGAGGGCGTTCCTTCCCTAGGCACAAAGCCAACTGAGGCAACTGTTAAGGCGTATGTCCATACTCAACCGGAGTATAGGAAAGCACAAAGGCGTAAAAGAAAAGCCGACAATGATGTGCACTACCTTCAAAATGCCAGATCAGTATTGGAGCACAGAAAAACCATGATCAAAGTTGAATCTGATTTATGGGTCTGTGGTTACTTCGCTAAACCGCATGTCAGTGGTGAAGTAAAGAAGGAACTTGACGAAGAACGTCGAAAAACACATGCAACCAAACTTGAAGATTCCCTAAAAAAACGGCACAAACGCCAACACGAGGAGAACGAAAATGGCTAAAAGAATGTCCATGCGTGACAAGATGAGAAACAAACTGAAAGATCGTACCAAAGAGTCCCACAAAAACCGTGACAGTGGCGGTGGTATGAAAAACTATTTCAATGATGATAAGATGGGCGAACTCACTACTTGGTGGGCTGGCAAGGGCGATCATATCATTGACATTATCCCTTATTTTGCTGGTAAGCATGACCCACGTAATAAAAAAGGCGAACCTGCCTACGTACTTGATGTTGAAGTGCATCGCTTTGTCGGCTCTATGGATGAAATGGTTGTTTGCCCTGAACAATTTGGTAAGCCCTGCCCCATCTGTGAGCAGTCTCGTCAGTTGAACCGTGAGGGGGCTGACTTTAAAACTGAGATCAAACCACTCAAGCCCGGACGTCGTGCTGTGTACAACGTAATTGTGCGTGATGGTGGTGACATGGAGAAAAAGGGTAATCAAATTTTTGAGATTGCTCATTGGTTCATGGAAAAACACCTTGCTAAAATTGCCAAAGATCCCCGTGGTGGTGGCTTTACAATTTTTAGTGACCCTGATGAAGGTAAGTCTATTTCATTTGAACGCTCTGGTACTGGTGCCACAAGCACCAACTACGAAGGTCACCGCTTTGTTGACCGCCCTGATGTAATCTCTGATGCTGAACTTGAAGAGGCTGTATGCCTTGATGAACTCATTGAGATGAAAACCTATGAAGAGATTTATGAAATCTTTTGGGGTAAGCCCATGGATGGTGAACCTGAAGAAGAGGTTGAAGAGCCTGAAGAAGAAGAGGTTGAAGAGCCTGAAGAAGAAGAGGTTGAAGAGCCTGAAGAAGAAGAGGTTGAAGAAAAACCTGCTAAACGACGTGGCAAAAAAAATAAGCGTCGTAAGCGTAAAACTTCTGCAACCCCAACATGCCCCCATGATGGTGTTATCGGTGAAGACATCGATGAACTCGATGAGTGTGATGATTGCGAAATATATGACAAGTGCTCTGACATTGCTGATGACATGTAAGAAACACCCTCCTCATCCGATGGTGGTCAGGTAATTCCTGACTGATGTGCGGGTTTCTCGGTTCCTCCGCATAAAGAACAATAAACAAAACCGACCACTTTAACATGGAGGGTTTATTATGCACGAAGGCACAGGGGTGTATCACATTGATGAGCACCTGTATATGATTCCAGGGTTTGGTCTTGCCAGAGAAAACATGGGCAAGCACAAAACCTTGGTGACCATAGGTACACGAAATAAAGCTGGAAACTTAATGTATCCTGATGTTTATGTAATCAAAACTAAGCAAGCCAAACAATATGGCACCATGCAGGCCAATGGAAAACGGGTGCATAAGGTTCCTTTTGCTGATTGCAAAGTAATTCAGGGGGATTAAAATGACAGTACCAGAAATAGTTAAACTCTTACTTGCTCAGTATGACGAGAGTGAGATACGTGAGAGAGCCGATGATCAGATGCATGAATACATTGATGACGACTGGGATGCCAGTGGTGATTATGATTCTGAGTATGAGTGGTACATCGATCATAACAATGGTGAGGCCGAAGATGACGTTCTCAATGAGGTAGTCCGTGGGTATGAAAAAGACCATGGTGAACTCAGTATTGACAACTTCGCTGATGTATTTGATACACTCAAAATGGAATGGAATCTATAATGGTAATCGCACGTGTGAAAGAAACTGATTGTCCAGCAGCTAATGAATATGCTGATGGATTTTACTATTTATACAACGACATTGAGCCTGCACCAGTACTGGTGCAGCATTACTTCTGTTCTGATGTGGACGCACACGTATTTGGATTTAACATTCATGACGGTGGTGGACTGGTACTGGTCTCAGACTTACGTGCGGACACCACTGTTGTGCCTGTTGCAATAGTTGAAAAAGGAAAAGTATAATGGCAACACGTAGGCGTAGCAAATCAAAAATGGATAAAGCCGTTGATTCAGTTAAAGAATCAGCAGAAATGGAAGACCTTGATGGCCTTGTTATTTCTTGGAAAGAAACACTCAGCACAGGTAGCACCCTGCTTGACCTTGCCATTAGTAGTGGCAGGAAATACGGTGGTGGTGTTCCTGGCGGTATTTTAATTGAAGTGTATGGGCGTAGTGGTTCAGGTAAAACAAGTATCCTGAGCGAGCTGTGTGGTTCTGCACAGGCATGTGGTGGTGACATATTTTTTGCTGACCCTGAAGCAAGGCTTGACAAAGAATACGCTGAAACGTATGGTGTTGATGTACCAAAAAATGCGTACTTTCAACCGAATACGGTAACAGAAATGTTTGATAAGTTCGGTAGTTGGAAACCTGATAGCAAAAACACAATAAATGTGTTCGCTGCTGATTCCCTCGCTGCCTTGTCAACTGACCTTGAAATGGAGAAGGGAGACAAGATGGGTATGCGTAGGGCTAAGGAATTTAGTCAGGAGCTACGCAAAAAAGCTCGTATGATTAATGACAACAACTGGATCCTTGCTTGTAGTAATCAGGTGCGTCAAGGTGATTATGGTGACATAACTCCTGGAGGTAAAGCAGTTGAGTTCTATGCTTCATTGCGTATCAGTGTGAACCAAAAAGAAAAACTGTTTAAAGAAAAACAGATGACGCACGAGGGCAAAAAGGGTAAGAAGATTAAACGTGCTTACGGAATTATGTCCCAATGCGTTATAACTAAATCATCTATTGACAAGCCGTACAGAGATGTTCCCATTTATATCGTGTTTGATTACGGGATTGATGACATCCGAGGCAATCTTCAGTGGTTGAAGGAAACATTAGGCTTAACAACCTATAGAGCAGTTGATAAAACCTACGTCCGCTTGGATCAGGCCATCGACTGGATTGAAAAACACAACCTTGAAGAGGAACTTCGTAAAGAAGTAATACAACTATGGCAAGAAGTAGAAGAAAAGTTCAAACATCAACGCAAGCAGAAGAAACGGTAACTAACATACAGCAGGGCACTGGTATTCGGTGCCCTGCGTGTGGTGGGAAAACGCATGTTAATAACTCAGTACCGCACCCTAAAGAAAGTAAAATGAACAGGTACAGAGAGTGTGATGACTGCGGTAAACGGTTTCTAACCGAAGAAACCATTAAACACGAAACAGTACCAAGGCGTAAATGAAAACTATATTAGTGTTGGATTGTGATGGGCTTTGCTGGAATGTATTTCACGCATTGCCCCCACTATCGCATCAAGAGCAGGGCACTGCTATTATCTACGGCTTCATGAATCACCTGTTTGAATTGCAGGGGTTCAACAAAGCTGACCACATAGCTTTTGTGTGGGACAGCCGTAACTCTAAGCGTATTGAGATGTTCCCTGAGTATAAATTCAAACGCAGGAATAAAAAGAAAGAGTACACGGAAGAAGAGCAGGAAATTCACCGTGATAGACTGCAACAGTTCACACTACTGCGTGAAGAGATTCTACCAAACTTAGGTTTCAGTAATATTCTGCAAGAAGATGGGCTTGAGGGTGACGATATAATTGCCAGCCTCTCTCAGAAGTATAGCAAAAAGCATTGGGTCAAGATAGTTGCACGTGATGCTGACCTATATCAGTTAATCAATGAGCGGTGCAGTATCTTTGATATCAAAACAAGGCAACGCATGGACGAGGAAGCCTTCTTTGATAAATATGGTATTTACCCTGACATGTGGGCAGACGTGAAAGGTATTGCAGGTTG